TGTACGCGCAATCGACCGTCTCCGCAAGGCCGCCAACCTGGAGCCCGTCAAGAAAGTAGTAGAGCTTTCCGATGGCACCAAATTCGAAATGTGGGTGGCACCGCTGACAATGGCTGAGCGCGAACGCGCCCAAAAGCAAGCCAAGTCCGACGATGCCAACGCCTTTGCGCTTCAACTGCTGATCGCCAAGGCCCTCGACGAATCCGGCGCCAAGCTGTTCAGCGTCGGCGAGGTGGACGTCCTGAAAAACGAAGTTAAGGACAAAGACTTGCAAGCGCTGATGCTGGCGATCCTGACCGACGACGCCGAGCCCATCGACCCAAAATCCTGAGCGCCGAACTCCGCAAGGACAGCTGGCTCATGCTCCAGTTTGGCGTCGCCAAAGAGCTGGGCCTAACCCTGACCGAAGTTCGGACCTCGATGACAGCCGAAGAACTCCTCGGCTGGAGCGCCTATTTTCAGATCCTCAATGAGGACCAGCAAAAGGAGCTGGAAAAAGCCAAACGCCGCCGCTAACCCGGCGGCTTTTTGTCGCGTAGACTGTTTTTACGCTAGTGCTAACAGGTCGGTGGCCGATTACAACGCCAATATCAAGGTAAATGCAGATACTCGGGACGCTGAGCAGGCAATAAAGCGCTTAACTGCAGAACTAAATAAAATTCAGAACATATCTACAGCCGTAAAAGGTGTAAAAAATATTGGCGAAGCGTTTGTACCGCAACAAGCATTAACAAGACTAGAAAAAGGTCTTCAAACAATAGCTAGCCGCGCAAATACAACAGAAAAAGTATTTGCTCGTCTCGTAGAAGGTGTAGGCACCTTAGGTGCATCAGGCGCTGTACTAGAAGGTCTTAACCAAGCACTTACAGGTATTGCGACAACAACCGGCCAATCAGCAGCTAACTTTTCTGGCGCAGCGCGCAAAATTGACGAGTTTGCGTCGGCAGGCGATTCACTACGCACCACACTGGCTCAAGTAAACAATTTACTTGTTGACGTAGGACACGAGATTGCCCGAGTTGTTGTCCCTGGCTTTGCGGCCATGGACGATACAGCACAAGCAACAGCTCAAACAGCAAACAAACTGCAGTACGCTCTGCAGCAATTTTTAGACTCGTCTGAAGGTATTCGTGCTTTTGTTAGTAACATAGGCACACTTCAAGGTGCAGCTGGAGCAGCAACTGTAGGACTTATAGCGCTAGCCGCTGTTGTGGAGGGTCAATTATCTGAAGCGCTTTACGACATTGATGCCAGCGCTTCAACAGCACTAAAACAACTTGCCGATGATGCCGCACAAGGTGCTAGCGAGCTTCAACGCCTTATCCGTGCAACGCAAGGAACAGTAGAACAATACGACAACTTAATTGCTAAAGGCAGAGAGCGTTTACGCACTGTCAACGCAGAGTCAGATGAAGCACGACGTGCCGCTAATACGATTACACAAGGTCAAAAGCTACTTAATACCGAACTGGAGCGTCAGAACGACCTATTGCTTGAAGCTAGAGGACTAAGACCACAAACTGTTGAAAATAAAGCAACAAACACGTACAACGTTACTCAGCGCAGAAAAACATTTTTGGAAGAGCAAGCTTCCGACATAGAAGCACTTAATGAAAGTTTGCGCAGGCTGGAAAGTCGTCAAATCAACTGGGCCGATGCCCTTGGTATTGACGCTATTGAGGGTGCAGCACGTAACGCTGATCGCCTATCGCAAGCATGGACAAAAAACCAACAAGCGCTTACTAGTTGGGAGGTTGCTTTAAGAGAAGGGGGTCAATGGCTTAAAGAGTTACAAGCGTCTATGCGTACTGATGCTGCTGATGCTTATACACGCGCACTTCTTAATCAGCAACGAACACTAGATGCTTATGCAGACTCTGCAGCACAAGCACGTAGAACTATTGAAGGTTCGGGTTATACGGGAGAAACACCCGCATTGCGCCCTGCTGGCTTTACCGATCAAGATGTAAGAATTAAGAATCTGCTTGATGACCAAGAAGCAGCCGCAAAAACTATATTTAATCTTGAAAACGAATTCAACAAAAAAGTTCACTTTACGGAGCTTGAATTTATTCGGAAAGAACTAGAAGCAGAAATAGATAAGATTGAAGCAATCGGCGCTGCGCAGAAAAAAGCTGATTCGGCAGCCCTCAAAGATTTTGATGCGCGTCTAAAAGATCGCACAGAAAAGTCAGCACGTCGCCGCGAGATGACCGAAAACGTCATCATTGGTGGCGCCTTCCCAATGCTGTTTGGCGGCGGCCTCGGAACTGTAACCGGCGGCGCATTGGGAGGTTTGATTCCAGGCAACCCAATGCTATCTGTGGCCACCAGTGCCGTTGGCGCACTGGTGGATCAATTCGTCGCTTCTGTGACGGAAGCAGGAAGTGCAATGCGTGATCCGATCACAAATTTCCAAAAACTTGCGGATGCAGGTTTAATTGCCAGCCGCAGCCAAAAACAGTACATCGAACGCTTAATTGAAGCCGGTCGCGTAACAGAAGCCGCTGCAGCTATTCAAGCCGAGCTAGTAGAGAAAATAGGCGCACAAGGCGTCAAAGACCTCCAAAATGCTGGAGCTGCAAGTGACTCATTTAATAAAAAGTTGGCCGAACTAAATCTGCAGATGCAGGCGGCTGTAGCCGGACCACTTACCGATCTACTTACCTGGCTCAATACATTTCTCGCCAGTGTCACCGCATACAATAGACAGCAAGCAGCGCAAACTGATTTCCTTACTTCCCTGCAACAAACAAACCCGCAAGCGTATCAACAGTACTTTAGAGAATCAATGCAACTACGTGAAGCTAACAATGGTGTTGTTAATCCTCAAGCATTACAACGTCTGCAGCAGCAATACATGCAACGTTTTAATTTACAGCCCGGAGCTGTAAGTTCTTCTATCGACAAGACTCCAGAACTTCAAGCACAAGCACAAACAAGAGAACTTGCCGCCCAAGTACAACTAGAAGGCCAAAAGCTAACTCTGGCCGGAATGTCCTTAGAAAAGGACGGCCAAAGTTACGTGGCCGTAGCCAAACAAGTAGCTCAGCAAGAATACAAAAACAAACTACTCGAAATTCAAAATTACTGGATAGGTAAGGCGTATGACGCTACAAAAAATCAGTTAATGATACAACAGGCCAACTTAAAATACGCGGCTGAAGTACGTAACATTGATCAACAGGCTGCGCGAGCTGCAGAACAAACTAATCAGGACAGAATCAGAGCTTACCAGCTTATGCTTCAGCTGCAAAACCAGCTGGCGCAAACAGTCCTCGATGAATACGCAATTCTAGAAAAAGGTGTAGATCTGTATAAAGGACCTATTGCTGGGTACGAGCAGAGTTTAATTCTGCTGGAAAGGCGCGAAGGAATTCAAGAGGGGATTATCCGTAACGAATACGCTTCGGCAAAAGCCTCAGAGGACTATGCTACTAATCAAAAAACGATTGATGCTACGTTTGATAATAGACTAAACAACTTAAAGTTAGAATATAAGTACTTGAAAGAAAACCTAAACGTACAGCGGGAACGCGCCAAGCTAGAACAAGAATTAGAAGCGCAGCAACTACTAAGTCAAAATGCCCAGCGCCGTATAGCAGGTCAGACTGAAATTGATAGGCTGCAAACCCAGCTTGAGTTTCCCTTTGGAGGCGAACAATTAGAACGAGATATGCAAATGCTAGATCAGTACATGCGACGTTTAGATGAACTTATTCCTATACAAGAAAAAATAAACGCGTTAGAAAAAAGTATCGAAAGCGCACGAAACACACCGGGCGTACTTACTGATACTCAGTTAAACGCTAAACAGGCCGAACTTGCTGTACAACAAGACCAGTTAGCCCAGTTAGAAACAGAACTACAACTTCGTGATCAACTAGAGCAGCAACTTTTAAGGCAACAGCAAATTTACGAAAAGTACGGGTTCATCGTCAACGAAGTATCACAAGCCTTTAGCGATTCAATTACAGGAATAATCACTGGCACGACCACGGTAGCCGAGGCGTTTAGCCGCATGTTTGAAAACATCGGCAAAGCCTTCATTGATATGGCTACGCAAATGCTGGCACAGCAACTGTTTATGACAGTACTACGTTCCTTTGCAGGGGGTGGGAATCCGGCAGGCAGTGGAGGCAACGTTCTACCAGGAGGATGGCAACAGTACGCGTTCGCCGAAGGCGGCTTTGTTACTGGTCCCACTCGCGCTCTAATTGGCGAAGGTGGCGAGCCGGAATACGTCATTCCGCAATCCAAAATGACCGCCGCCATGTCTCGCTATTCGCGTGGCGCACGTGGAGAATCTGTGATTCCTGGCAGCGGTGCCAGCACTGAAGGCGGAGGCGCAGCAGCTGCTTCGATGGAACCCATCGACGTTCGCTACAGCGTGGAGCGCATTAACAATGTCGAGTACGTTACGGCTGACCAATTCCGAGCCGGCATGGCACAAGCCGCCCAACAAGGCGCCATCCAAGGCGAACGCCGCGCCATGCGGACCCTGACTAACAGCGCTGCTGCTCGCGGGAGGCTCGGAATCTGATGGAATTCAACTACGGCCACTTGTTCGAGGTTGGCCCAACCAATCAAACCCGCTTCAGCTTCCAAAACTTTCGCATCAACGCACAGATTACGCACAACAATCGCAACTACCTATATCTACCTTTCGGATTTGGCGGTGCGGTTGCAACGCTCAAGGGCGACAACCTAGATGCCACCTTGCAATTCGGCAACACCGACATCACGCGCAACTGGACCGCCGAAGCAATCCAAGGTTTGTGGGTCGGCAAAGTGACCACAGTTTTGTGGTCAGAAGCCAGCATCGCCCGCGTTCTGTACAGCTATTGGGGTGTCTGCTCTGCCGGCGGCTGGGATGAAACCAGCATCCAAGTTTCGCTGAACAGCGTGCTGGATGCCGTTGATGCAAACGTACCAGCCCGCCGGTTGACGCGCCGCACAATCGGCAACATCCCCTTTACCAGCTCTGTACGTGTGTGAGCACCTGATTGGTCGCCCCTACACCTACGGCGAGAACGATTGCATCAACCTTGTCCTCGACGCCTTAGGCGAAATGGGCATGAATCCACCAGCGGTCAATGCCAACTGGTACGCCATGACCCCACGGCAAGTCTTGCGAGAGCTGGAACGCTTCTGCAATCGCATTGACTGGCCGGCTTACGATGGTGACATCACGTTGTTGGCCGCCAGTCCGCTGGCATTTGGGGTTGCATGGCAGAACGGTATCCTCTTCATAAACCCCTTGATCTCCGCAGTGGACTGGAAACCGGCGGACAAACTTACGATCCGCCGCTCCTACCGTATGAAGTTGCGCTGATCGAAGCGCTGGGATGCAGCGAGGAGGATTACAAACAGTTTGTTCGCTATGCGCGTGATGCTGCACATGTTCGCCCCGCCGAATACGAGCGCATCCCGGAGATTTATGCACTGGGACCTGGAGTAATAGCTGCTGCATCGTATTTAGGTACTCAAGCTGCAGCTAAATCAGCAACAGCAATTATTCTTACCAACCTCGCCATCGGTATTGCCTTAACTGCCGCCAGCATGTTGCTGGCACCCAAGCCCCCGGCTGTTTCCGATAAGCGCGTCAAGCAGCGCGAGCTACGCAACCAGATTGGTCCCAGCCGCTTTAATCAAACCTCATCGTTTGACAACATCGCGTCTCTTGCCGAGTACGGGCAAGTCATTCCTATCCCTTTCGGCAAGCTCGATGTTGGCAGCGACGGTGTAGATACAGGCGGCCTGACACTGACGCCCGCACTTGTCTGGAGCCGTGTTTACTCCTACGGAACCTACCGCGCATTTGAGGGCATCTACGTTGCCGGCCAGTACGGACTGGCAACGCCAAAAATTGCCGGTGTCCG